CGTTGAATCTGCGTCGTCCGATTCTTCCCCCATTTTGCTTTGCTTTACAAGCGTCGTCTTGTTCACCAGAGTATCACCCGCTATCCCCGTCTCAATTTGAAAGCGTCGTCTTTCTTTTTGTGTACATCTCTTTTTCCTTAGATTATCTAAGAACTTTATTTGCTATTTGTTGTAAGGAAGTCGTCGAGCTCAAACCTTATTTCCAACCCCGTTTAACTTCGTCGTGAGTGAATTCGGAATGGCTGCTGATAATTTAGTATCGTCCTTTACATGGTCTGACCACGTTCCCTCTTTCAATGTAGAAGTACCTTTGGCATCTGCCAAAGAAATCTTCAATGCACGGTACTGCACACGAGACCAACTTTTAGCAAAGTTTACAAAGCTAACAAAAACAATCCGTTTCCCCACTGATACTAAGCGTGTTTGGGTTGACTCAGTTCTTGAATCAACCAAGATACCTTCTTGCTTGGAAAACGTAGATATAAAGACCTTTTTATACGCGTTCCTCCAACACGATAATGGCACAATAACATCCTTCGCTATTAATCGTTTTGGCATCCCTAGTCCTGCACCTAGGAAGACTTTCATCAACATGTTGAGAAAGCTTGTTCCCAAGTTGTCAGCTGAGTCTAGCCCCCTTTTGGGCAAGTTTTACGACTCTATTGTGAATTGTTCTGAATTCGCATCAATGAAGAGAATTGCTCGTTTGTTCTCTCATTATTTTAATATTATTTACAAGCAATGTAATTTTGCTCTTGTAACTATGCCTTTCTTTTTGAAAGGTCTGTCCAATGATTGGCAGAAACTTGTTGACGCTTCTGATGAGTTGTTAGAAGTCTCCAAGTCTATGTCGACACATCGTCGTCGACGCTCCGATTTGAAACTTAATCGTTTTGTTGCACATTCTGCAGACCCTGACATTGATCATGAACTTGCAGAATCTATGCGTTTCGCTGATTCTCTTTATAAAGATGGTCCCTCCGCGGTCAATTCCTTTAAAGAGAGAAGCTACTCCCAAGGAGCCTCTACTGTTTTAGATCCCTTTTTCCTACCTTTTATTAAAGAACTAGACGATATTCCCAATACCGCCCAGAATCTCCCTGACTTTTTAGGTAACTGGCTCCTCAATGTGCAAGCCCAATTTGAACTGCCTTCAGTCAAGTTTACTTGTTTTGTTCTTTGTAGTGCTATTGCCTACCATACTTCTGGTCTTAGTCGTATGTTGGCTATAGCTTTTGCATCTTATTGTGCAACTCAGTGTATCATTACTATTCCTGCGGTCAAAAGGTTTTTATTTGACCCGGTAGCGTTATACACCTCTATGCCTCCTGAACCCACCACCACTTTACCATACATAAAAAGAATTTTGAAGAATTTATCTAATTTTCTTTTTGCCTCAGCAGGCGAAATTCTTAAAGCTACTTTGTCCTTATTTAAAATAGATCATACGGAGATTCTTAACCCTATGCCTACTTTACCTAAGTTTGGATCCGCACCCCGGATTATAACTCGTAGGTGTTTCGCTTTATCCTATTTGCATAATTTCCCAAACCCCACTTCTTTTGATGATCCTTGTTGTGATAATGTTTCGCTGGGTCCTGACGGAACCACACTTTTGGAAAATTTTTTCCTTGATCAGAAGGTCAAGTTTATGAAACCTTGGTACCATCCTCGCAATTATCTATCATTGTTTAAAATGAGACTTGACACCATGCCTAACGCTATGTTGATACCTATTATCTATGCGTTAGCACGTCGTTGGGAGAGATTTGAAGCGTATTACACTTACAAATCGGATTCTCTTTCATCTTTCATGACTGCTGTAAATCATTGGTGTGATGTTCCTGTCACTTTTAAGCGTTTCCCTATTGTGCCTATAAGTGACGTTCCATACGATAGTATGGTTGTCGCTTTTGATAATTGGCCTAAGCGATCAGAATTTTATGTTAATCCTCTTCCGTCTCGACCTAATTCGGATATGGATTACATTAAGGGTATGATTACTACCTTTGTCAAGCAACACGTGACTTGTGAAGATGAGATCCCACTCGCTTTGACTCCTCCTACTGACATGTTTGGCACATTACTTCCTCGACCTTGGACTTACGATATGGTCAAGGGATTTATCGTTCATGGTAAAGCCCCAGACGTCAAAGTTGAGGAGGAACCTGACAATGTAGCTCAGTCCTTTATGACAAGTTGGAAAGGATTTATAAATTACATCTGTTCCATATTTGATAAGGACTCTGTTTTGGGATCTGAGAGAAATCAACAGTGTATGCGTAGTTTTAATACAGCTTACACTGCTTTCTCTAAGTTGTCCCCCCTTGTTGCTTGGATCCCTGCGTCTATATTAACCATAATAGACACTATTGGTGTCTCTCTTTTTGGCTACTCTCCAAGTTTTACTCTTAAACCTAAGCTCCGCAATGAAATTACTGCTTTGTTGGATGAAGTCACCAAGCTTGAAGCTTCAGTGGCTTTGGATAAGAATACGGCTGATATGGTCTATCGCATAGAAGATCTTTCTAAGCGATTTGCTATAGCCTCTTCCCAACTCCACATTTTGGATCAAGGGGATACTAGAGCTATACATTTTAGGGCCGGTCACCGTCGGTTCTGTGAACTGGCTATAGCCGCTCGTGCGCGTCATGCCTCTGTTACCCCTAGGTGCCCACCAGTTTGTGTTTATTTGCCCGGTCCGCCAGGCATAGGTAAAACTCAAATTGCCCAAGCTTTGGCCCGTGAGTTGGCCTTGCCTCTTCGTAACGGTGAACCTGCCCTTCTCAGAAATAAGGAGACTTACACCATGGATTTTAGTGCCAATTTCCAGGATGGCTTAACAAACCAGGCCACCATTATCGCCGATGAATGGAACACTTTTAACAATCCAGAAATGAGATTGCAAGGCATTTCTTGGCTACTTGCTGCTGTCAATTCGACTCAGATAGTGGTGGAAAAAGCTCGTGCCGAAGAAAAGGGTATGTATTATTTTAATGCAGAACTTCTTTTTTTGACTTCAAATGGTGAACTTTCTTCTCTCAACTCCTTATTGGCCGACCCTATGGCCATTAACCGCCGTATTTCTTTTACGGTTGATATAATACCTCCAGCTATGAAAGATGGCGTTTTTCCACAGTTGCCTGATGGTCGTATTGATTTTTCTCAATTTACCTTTAGCGTTACTCCTTTTGGAGAAGCCGTTAAGGTTGTTAAGTTCCAGGAGTTGTTTGAGTTGATTTCTAGGCGTATTGTCATGACCCGTAAGTTGTTTAACTCGGGTGTTGACGGTCAGGGCGATTTTATTTCCCAGATAGATAGGAGTAAACTCGATGATCTCCAGTATGTTGGGGTGTCTCACGTTCACGAGCCCATTGGTGGAGTTCATCCTCCTGCCCCTTATAAAGCTCAAGGTTTCTTTAATGATAATTTTTGGTCACATAAATCGGAAAATACTCGGTTGATTATTTCCACGGTTTATAACCATAGAGACAAGATTGATGATAAAAAGACTTGTTCTTATTCTGATTTCCTTAAGTGGATTGCTAAACCTGCGAATACTATAGGAGTACCTTATCTCTTTGATTGTGCTCCCTCTGATTTTTCGCAGTGGCAGGCTGTCATGTTCGCTCTTGGACATTCTAAGCTCCCTGCTTTGAGTCCAGCATCCACTGTTGAGGATTATGACTATTTATCTATGGTCAAAGAGCTAGCCGAAATGCCAGCTCTACGCACCGAGAAGCGCCCGTCATGTTGTACTATATGGTGGGAGCGTCTCAAACTTAACTCTATCAAGAGTTATAGGTATTTTAAGTCCTTTGTACCTACTGGAAGAAACACTTTTAAGTGGGCTTGTTCTCAAATGATCGGGCTTAATCTAGACACTTTTTGGAAGTATCTTAAATTATCTGTTGTTTTTATAGTTGGTGGCTTTGTTGCTTACGGTGCTTATGCCGTTGCAACAGCCAACACTGTGAAAACCCAGCTTTACCAATTTACTTGGGATCGTCCGTTCGAAGAACGGTTTTTATCCGCTCAAGGACTCGTAGGTTCTGGTAATGCCAGACGCGAGGTTTTGGAGAAACATAGACGCAACCGTCGTACTCTTAACATGGATGGTGAATTCATCCATGCCAAAGAAAAATTTTCCACTTCTGATTACCACCCCTCTAGATCACACAAAACTCGCGAACAAGAAGTTCGTGAGTTCGAGAGAGGTAAGGGTGGCAAAGGCAGAGGTGGAGTCATGTACAGAGCCCAAAGTGCCTTACCTGATTTGTCAAAGACTGCAGGTCGTAACACCGCCTTCATTACAACGCCTTATGACGTTGAATATCGCGTCATTTCTCCTGGCGGCCATTACATTATTATGCCTCACCACTACCTCATGGTTCTCAGGGACGCTGGTGAGTGCACTATAACTAGTGATAGCGGTTCTGCAAAGATAGATCTTTCTAAGATTGACATCTATACTCGACCTGATATGGATATGTGTGCTTTCGTTGCACCCGCACAACTGCCCAGTTTCCCTGAAATTTCACACAGGTTTATAACGGACGACGATGTCCCTTATGTTAATGACTCGTTTGCTCATTTTTTGAAAAGTGAATCTGGCGAAATGTCCGTCACATCTTTGTCAGAGACTGTTTCTCCATCTACTCAAGTTTGGACTACTTCTGAAGCTGCCTCTCAAGAGGAGAGTTATGTTGCTGCTGTGTTTTCTTTTAAACACAGCACCCATGTTGGTGACTGCGGGAGTTTGTATGCCTCTCACAAGGGCATGCTCACACACCGCAATTTCGTTGGCTACCACGTTGCTGGAAATGGTCGTAACGCTCAGTGTACTATTCTTACACAAGAGGATATTCAAGCTGTTTATGATGCTTTTGAAGGCACATATGCGGTCCCTAATATCACTCAGGGTTTTGTTTCCCTCTTGAAATCTGCACCTGTCTTGGAAGCTGAAACTGAGATAAATCCCATGTTTGAGCCTCAAGTTCATTCAGAGGCTGATTTTAACCAGTTTTTAAAGTACCCTACAGCACCTCCTGATGCCGTAATACTTTCTTGCAACCAGACTACTCTACATTCTTCTAGGCGTACCCGTCTTGTTCCTGGAATGCTGAGTGGTATACTAGGCGAACCTCAATCTGCCCCAGCTCTTATGACTGCAAAGGATGATCCTTTAGGTAGAGATCCTTTGCTTGAAGCTTACAGGCGTCAGACCACTCTACCACTTGATATTGAAGATGTTCCCAAGAAACTTCTTTTCGAAAGTGCTGCTGCAGCACTTTCTTATGTGCCTAAGTACCAGAACGGATTAACTAGGACTCTTAATCCTTATGAGGCCGTTCTCGGTATTCATGCTCTGTCTCCTATGAAACTCTCCTCTTCCGCTGGGGAGCCTTACAACTCTATAGCGTCGTCTTTGAAGAAGCCGCCTACTAAAGAGACGTGGATTAAAGTTCCACAAAACAACATGGTGCATTTCGATCCAGTTCTTTGGGCCGAAATAAAAGACACCATGAATTTGTTGAAACAAGGTATCGTACCGTTTTGGTACGTTACTGATCAACTTAAGGACGAGGCTGTGTCCTTTACCAAAATAGAGGCTTGTAAAACAAGATTGTATTACACTGCTAGTGTGTTACATATTGTTATAGGTCGCATGTTGTTTGGTTCTCTCATATCAGCACTTGAAGATGCCCGACTGAAACATATTGGGCTGGCTTCATGTGCCGTGGGTATGTCCACGGAAGACGTTGCGGTTCGTTCTATGTTCCGCGAAATCAAAGATGATTCTAAGCAGATTTATGCTATGGATCAGAAGGGTTTTGATAATCATCAACACTGGGCAATTGGTAGACACGTTGCTCGTGCTATTAATGCTTGGTATGGTGAATGTGGTGAGTTATCTCTTGCTCGCTATACTTTCCTTAAATCTTGCTACCATTCCGTTCATAGAAATGGTCGTATATTGTACCAAGTTTCCTCGGGTATGCCTTCAGGTATAGCTATCACTGCACAGTTGAACTCTCTTTATTTAGAGACGACAACTATTGCAGCGATACATATGTGGAGCAAAACTCGAGTAGATTTGGATGGTGTCAAGATTCCTTCGTTGGGAGTAAAAGCTATTAAAGATGCTATGTTCGCCATGTACTATGGTGACGACTCATGGTTTTCTTTTCCCAAATGTTTCGGTTTAAAGAGCAAGGATCTTTTCTTCTTTTACCGAAAGTTTGGGCTTGAAGCCACTCATTGTTTGAAAGACTATGATTTGGATTTAGAAGTCCCCGCAGATGAGACTTCGTTTCTCAAGCGTCGTCCGGTTTTGAATGAATCCGGTGAGCTTGTGTTCCGCAAGGATCTCGATGATATTGCTGACATATTTTCTTGGGTCAAAAAGAAATATGCCGGTGTTTGGCCCATTCAGAATGCCATTACTGCTTCTGTTCTTTATGAGTATAGGCGTTACGGTATTAAACTTTTTGAAGAAAAGTTGGCCATAATTATGGAAGCTTATGCAGCTTTTGGCTTATCCTTCCCGCTTTCACGCGATCAGCGTGATTATGTTATAGAATAATATAGCAATGTCCTTGACTCAAGACATTAAACTGAGGAACACTCAACTGGCCATTAGCCCCCAGTTTGTTTTATTTCCGCTAATTCATATCAGAAGGTTTTGATAATGCTCCTTTATGATTATACAATTATCGCCACCACCCTACCAGAATCCCATACCACTCTCAAGTCTGAGAACTACGTTTCTACCATAGATCAGACTACTACTCCTGCTCCCGCTGATGTCACCCATTTCTCTGAAGGAATGGATGACGCCATCGTCGCTCGTGCCCCCCTTGTACAGATTGATGACTCCTTCCCCTCAGATGCACCTAATGAAATGATGGCTAGAGTTAGAAAACTCGCCACTTTCACGTGGTCATCTACGGATGTCATTGATAGAACTTATACATTCAATTTTACCAACGAGTTACTCATTTCTTTATCCCAGATTATCAATTATAACAACTGGAAACATTTTAGGTATGATCATATTATTATCCGCTTGACCGTTAACACCAGCAGATTTTTTAAAGGTGCTATGTTGGTTAGCACTGTTACCTCCCCTCAATCATCTGGTAATTTCTATCTTACTACGCTTGGCCTTTCCCAGATGCCCTCTTCTATACTTGATGCTACGGCTACTCAGACTCTTGAGGTTGCTATCCCGTGGTTATCACCTATAGTTAAACAGACATCGAGCTTCTTTGCCACTGATGAAACTGGTTATACGTCTTTCTCAGTCCTCTCTCCATTAGGTTCAGAAACCGCTATTGGAGTCGATGTTTCAGTTACTGTGTCAATTGAGGCTAATTTTGTTAATCCCAAGCTTATTAACCCTTATCCTGGAGCTTTTCCTGTCCCAGCTCTTAGAGCTCGTTTTGGATATGGTCCTCCCGCTTACACCGTATACCTTACTCAGGGTCCTAACAAAGGCAAAAACGGCGTTGTTAGTGAGGCTTCCAAAAAAGCCAAACAAGGAGCTTTAACAGCCATATCCGAATCTGTTAATTCCATTTCTTCTTCTCTGGTCCGCGTGCCCATCATAGGACCTTTCGCTGAGGGTATTAGCTTGATCTCTTCTGTGTCCACCAAGTTTTTCGATTGGTTAGGCTTATCAAAACCTATCAACGTTACCACTCCTCAGTATGTCATGCAAAACTCTAATCCTTTTTCTCAGACGTTTCATGGTGTGACTACCGCCGTTCCAATGAGCTCAGACATAGTTCCCTACGTCTCCACTGATCCTCATTTGTTGGCAGATACAGCAGATGCGTGTAATTTGATGCGCATCGCTACTGATCCCTCAATAGTTCTTAACGCGCCTATCCCTACCACTGTTGCTGGTGTTCCCGTAATCGTTACTCACGTTGCGGTGTCGCCTACCTGGGGTTTTGGTGACGCTACTGGATGGACTTTGTCCAACACAGCTTATGTCTCCCAGTTCTTTAGGAATTGGAGAGGTGAAATGTCCTATAAGCTATACGTCCCAGCCTCCATTATGTCTAGGCAGAGAATTATTGTTACTCATACTATAGACAAACCGTCCGTTTGGTCTGAGATTTATCGCTCCCAATACTATGAGATACAAGGCAGTACAGTTATTGACATTACTGTTCCTTGGATTATACAATCCCCCTATCTTCCCTGTCCTCAGCTGTCAGCTGAAGTGGATAACCCGTCTCCAAATGGTTATTTAACCATTTGGGCTGCAACTCCTTTGGTCAATGAAAATCCTGGTGTTACTCCCACTGCTCTTCGTTGTATCGTTTTTGGAGCTGCTACCGCTTCTACTCAATTTGCCGTCTTTCGATGCCCCACACTTTTCCGAGTTTTGGTAAATTTATTGCAGGGTTCTTTTGGGGCCACTTCTTCAGGTAACCTTGATACGTTCCTGTGTGAAGATGACATCTCTTCTTTAAGGGAGATTGCTCACCGTCCCAGTTTTATTGGTACTACTGATGTTTCTGCTGGAGGCAACTTTTTTATGCCTCGTACTTTTCCGTCTTTCATGAAATATGTTATTGGTAAACATCGATTCTTTAGAGGTTCTATAAATGTCCAGATTGTCTACA